GTAACAGCTGTCGTAGCATTCTCCGCAGCAGCTGCTTGTTTTTCGGCCACAAGTTCTTGTTCGGATGAAGCGATAAGCGAATTGTAAAGTTTAGTCATAATCCATTGAGTGAGTTTTTGCTGCACATACTCACCCGTAAGGTCGATGAAAGAACTAATCATGCTGCGAGAAGCATCCTTCACAGACTTACTCTCATCCACCATAGCCTCGCCAAGAGCAGAGCCATATTGCTCAATAGGCTTGTACCACTTCCTTTGAGCGTCAGCCGTAGCCTTAGCCTTCGCAACCACAGCATCCATAAGCGAAGAGTGAGCCGCAGCAACAGACTGCGCAGCAGTGATTTTTTGTTCGTCAGACGCATGACGCGAGTCGATAAAAGCATAATATTCCTTCGCAAGGTCGAACTTCAGTTTCAGGAGTTCCAATTCAGGGTCGGAAGCCTCCGTTTGTCCCCAAGGCGATATAGCATCCCCCTTTGCGCCAAAAGCATACTGGCGCGAAGACTCCTTATTCATCAAGTCTTGCGCATCAACCGCCCCTTGAAGCCTCTTATACCCATCATCCTTAGACCAAGCGTAATCATTAAGTTTCTTACGCTCATCATCCTCCTTCTTAGTTGCAGACTCATATTCAGCATTATACTTAATCAGTTCGAGATAAAGTGCCTTCAAGTCTTGAACCTTCAGCACAGAAAAATCGAAGCCCTCATTAGCCACGTCCAGGAATTGCAGAAATTGATCTTGAAAACGTTCGCCTTCAGGATTCAGGCTATAAAGTTCGGCAACAGACTGACGCGCCTTAGCAGTCAGTTTGTCGAAAGCATCATTCATAGTCGCAAGACCCTCGGCCGAGTCGGGGCGGACATTCTCAGCAGGATGGAGGAAACCAATACGGTCGAAATCGCTACGCGTCTTACGGTCGACAGCCCCAGTATAATCGTGTTCGTTCAAAATCTTCTGTATCTCGCGTTGACGGGCAAGCAGTTTCTCCGCTGCCTCGCGCAATTCCTTAGAGCCATTGGCAAAAAACTGGTCGAGCAATGACCCAATGTTTTCAGCAAGCGTTCTGTTATTCTCAAGTGAAAGATCGGCAGACAACTTAGCAAACAATTTGCGCAAGCCACCGATGTCAGCCTTGCCTATAGACTCAAGCAGTTGTTTGGAAGTCTCGTCGTTGTAAACCATCACGTCCTCGTTCATGTGGGAATAAAACTCTTTCCACCCGTCATCAAGGGTGACAATGGACTGGCGAGCTACACCAAGAGCACGATCCATCTGCGATTGCAGATAATCCATCTGTTCTTTCTGCTGTCCTTCGCTTATCTTTTCGCCATCGGCGTTCATCTGAGCCACCCATTCCAGGTATTTGCGCATCTGTTCCTCATAGAAAGCCTTGATGTTAGAGACAAGCGCATTAACTCTATCCTGCGCAATCTTTTTCTCCTTCTCAGGTTTAATAGAAGGTTGAGTCAAATCATTCTTAGACGTACCACCCAATCCTTCCAGATACGCATCGATCTGCTCTTGGACAGGCTCAAACTTTTTCTCCACCTTGCTTCTGAAATGTTCGGCAGAACGCATTTGGTAGACATATCTCAAAGCACGAAACAGTCGCTCGTCAGCACCGCCCAAGTCGTAAACATGCGTCAACGTATTCGTTGTGCCTGCCGAAGTTTGGTAGGTAGTCTTACTTACTTCGACAGCTTTATCATACCCCTCATTAAGAGAGTTGAGCACATACCCCAAATTCTTAGCCCTAAGTTTCTTAGCCAGTTGCTTTACAATCGCATCCAAGCTCTTGCCACGCGAATCCAGTTCGAAAGCCTTCAGCCACTCTGCATCATTAGTGCCCTTAGCCACCTTAGCATACTCATCCAATCTATCAAGACTCCATCCCACACGCGGCGCATACTGCTTTTGAATATCCTTCTGCTTCATCTGAAGGTAAATCTTAGCCTTGATAGCCTCGGAAGCCTCCTGATAAGCCTTAGCCACCTCTTTGGCAGTAGACTTCTCAGTAATAAGGTTTGAAATATAAGAACCAAACTTCTCATTAAATTGTTTTATAGCCACGAGACGCTGGTTAGTACCCTTTTCGGCGTTTTGCACCGCTTCATAATACGTTTTCAATTCGCCCACAGCCTGGTTCGCCTGCGCCTTAACCCCATCGAGTGATCCATCGAACCGCTTCAAAGCATTCGAAGCCTTATCGGTATTTTTCATCATCTCATACAAGCCGAAACCCAACGAAGCAACCACACTCAGCACCAAGCCAATGACATTAGTCTTCATAGCCAAATTGAGCGCCTTCCATTTCACTGTAAGCTGTTGCACAGCCACAGCATTGCCCATCAAAGCCTGCGTAGCAAGCACAATGCCTTTTGCCATGGTCGCGAACTTCAATCCGGCCATCATCGGAATAAGTTTAGTAAACACCGCAATCAGGCCCTTAGTGCCAAAGTAAGCCACAAGACCAGGCAGCACAGACAGCAACGTCTTCACAGCCATAGTCAATTCGAAGAAGAAAAAGCGCACAGACAACATGAACCCCTTCGACTGAGTAAGGTTTTTAGAAAAGTCGTACCACAGTTTTGCCATTTCTTTCACAGACTCAATACCTTCAGGACTGACAAAAGCCTTCTCCCACAAGTTGTTAGCCCTCTCGAGGATAGCCTGTGCCGTCTGTTGTTGGATTTTATATTCCTTAACAACCGCCGTACCATCCTTATAAGCCTCATTAGACGTAGCAAGATGTTGCTCAAGCACATTCACATTTTGCGCCATAGTGACGATAACCTGCTTCAGGCGTTGGCCATCCGAACCAAACTCCTTGAAATATTCATCCATAGAGTTAAGATTCTTGTCGCTAACATTTCTCAGCACCTCCACGAGAGCATCCATCGTTCTGCCATCCTTAATCATTCCCTTCAATGAGTCGCGCTGCATGCCCAACATAGCCTCTATCTCATGATAATTATTCCAAAGGCTGCTGAAGAACTTACCAAAAGCAGTAGACGCCACCTCCGGCATAAGCATAAGAGAGTCGGACGCAGACGCAAGACCAAGGAGCTGCGCACTCGTCACCTTCGTCACCTTAGCAAGACCCGTAAGACGCTTAGAAAATTCGAGGATATTGCCACCGTTAGACGTGCTTGATGAAGCCAGTTTGAAGATAGAGCTCGCAACAGAGTCGAAAGCATCGCTGATATTACCTCCATGCCTTTCCACCTCGCCCATTGTCTCGACAAACTTAGAAAGCGTCAGCATAGCATCATCGCCAAGATCCTCATGCAAAGCAACATTCACGCGGTCGCTGGCCTTAGCAAATTCGTAAAGACCCTCCGCTCCATACTTGCCCATACCCATACGAGAGCCAACATAGGCAAGTTGGGTAAGCCCCTCAAGACTTGTACGGCTGTCCACTTTTGCCAGCATGCGCGAAAGTTCGTTGACTGTATTCATTGAAAGGTTACTAACCTTACGAATATCAGCCAATGAGTCAGAATACTTCAGGTTAAGTTTTATAGCGTCGGTAAGTTTCGACTTGAGCATATTGAATGCCCCAAACAAACCGACATAAGCGACAAGATTATTCATTGCAGTGGACCATGCCCCACCCTGCTTGTGGATAGCACCAGTGTTTTTATCTATCTGCGCTTTTAAGGCCTCATACTGTTTGCGAAGTTTGGGGAGTTTACCCGATGCCTCAGAAGACCGTGATATTTCGCGGTTCACAGCTTGCAGAGCTTTGCGCAACTGCGACGTAGTGCTACCGGCCAGGTTGCGCATCACCTTGTCAATCATTTGTGTGTTCGAGATATTTTGCTTGAGTTGTTTTTTCAATTGCCCATGCACCGAGACCAGCTCCCTGTACTCTTTCGTATTACCCTTGCCATCGGCAATGAGTTTTTTGATTTGTTTATCGAGTTGCGCGGCGTGATTAGTCAACGTGCGAAGCATGTCGTCCGCCGACTTACCATTGCAGGTTATGTATATTTCCCTGCGAGTCTGTTTAGCCATAATTGTATTGAGTTAAATGATTGCAAAAGGTTTCTCCATGTGCGTAGTGGCTTTAATGAAGCGAGCCTCCAGTTCCAATCCGTAAAAATTCATCAAATAGTTTTCCATTCGTCGCTGAATGGTACGAGCCTTGAACATGATACCAGGACGGTGAGTTTCGCCTTGTGATGGCACCCATGCACTGATATACCGTCGGTTGGGTTTTGCGCTCTTCCCGTGCTGGATGTCTTCGTAATCGCCCCATATACCCACACCCATATCAGCAAACATCATGTGCTGCAGATGGGAAATGGCAACAGTGATGTTATTGGGGTCGGACGCACTGACCACCTTTGTCTGTATGCTCTGCACTCCTTTACCCGTAGAATACCACACATCTTTACCAGGGTGCTTCTGTGCATACTCCTTGCGTCGTTGGTTTTCCTTCAGCCAGCCT